TCAATGATGTGCTTGTTGCTGGGACCATTTACCAAGAACTGCCAACAAGACTATCCAGATAACAGCAACAACTAGTGCAATTAAAGTACTGTGGTTCATTAATAAGACAATGACGACAAAAGTGAGAAAGGCTAAGACTAAATAGTCAGTGAATGGCGCGCCTGGGACTTTAAACTTGCTGACCTGACCCGCTGCAGTTTTACGATAACGTAGATGAGCCACAATAATAGCACCCCAGATAAACAAGAAACACGTCGTTGCCACGCTAGAAACCAATGTGAAAACATCATCGGGTATCACAAGATTTAATAAGACGGCGATGGCAATAATCAGTCCAGAAAAAACTAACGCGGGTGCCGGTACTTGTGTTTTAGAAAGCTTACCCAATTTTCGTAATTGATGATTAGAATGGTGTAGAGTTAATGAGAATAGGATTCGTCCTGCAGAGAATAGGGCACTGTTACAGGCGGAAGCCGCAGCAGTTAGGACGACGAAATTAATAATACTGGCAGCTGACTTAATGCCAATACTGCTAAAAACCGTCACGAAAGGACTAGCGTTGGGATTTATCTTTGACCAAGGATATATACACATAATGACGAAAAGGGCGCCAAGATAAAATAAAATGACACGCAGCGGAATCTCATTAATTGCCTTCGGAATAACAGTCTTGGGATCTTGTGTTTCGGATGCTGTCAATCCAACCATTTCAATCCCTACAAAACTAAAGACAACCATTTGAAAAGCTAATAGAAAACCATGCCAGCCAGTGGGAAAGAAACCACCGTAATTAACCAGATTAGTTAAACTAGCGTGACCAACTGGTGTTTGATAATGCGTTGCAATTAAAACAGCACCAATTGCAATTAAGGCAACAATCGCAACGATTTTAATCATTGAGAACCAGAATTCCGTTTCACCAAATAGGGCGACAGTGATTGAATTTAGTGCTAACAAAATTACTAACACAATTAAGCCAGGCAGCCACTGAGGAACGTTTTGTAACCAAAAGCGGACATAGAGACCAATAGCGGTGACTTCAGACATGGCGATTGCCAGCCAACAGACCCAGTAAGTCCAACCAGCCACAAATCCAGCAGTTGGTCCTAAATAATCGCGAATAAAATCAATGAATGAGCGATGATTTAGATTAGATAATAATAAATCGCCCAGCGCACGCATTAAAATAAAACAAATAATTCCCGTCACTAAATAGGCTAGGAGAATTGCCGGTCCAGCTAAATGAATCGATTGTCCCGCACCAAGAAATAATCCGGTGCCAATTGTGCCTCCAATTGCAATTAACTGTACATGACGATTCTTCAAGTTACGCGCCAGTTGAATATTCGGTTCTCTTTTCATATCATCACTCCTAATTCTAGTATAAACTAAAATGTAGTTGACAAAGATGCAGATAATTCATGTCGAGATGAGCGTCGCCAATTTGTGGCAATTTTTGAGGGCGATAACTGTTGGTGTTCTTTTCAGTCTAGTCATGCTATAATATTTAATGAATTCGGGGGCGTTTCGGATTCGACATGGGTATCTGCGCGTGAATCGCATTCCGTAGGTTACGTCTACGTTAAAACGTTACAGTTAAATATAACTGCAAACAAAGAAAATTCTTACGCATTAGCTGCCTAAAACACAGCTAGCGTGATCCTGCTGGGTTAGCCTAGAACTCAGATTTAGGGTCTCAAATTGAATAGGCTACGCTTACTTGTGCTGTTTGAATAAGTAAGAAGAGATGATCAAACTCGTCGACAACGGTTAGCCATGCGGTGCGGCGCGCGTTGTTGATTAAATCTTAAATTGTACAGCTATGAATGTAGAAGTTGACGTGGCAGTATCTATGGACAGGGGTTCAAGTCCCCTCGCCTCCATTTCAGTAACAATAAGAATGTTTTTAAAAAAATAGAAACCTTGCTAACTCAATGTTTAGCTGGTTTCTATTTTTGTATTTAGCATTAGAAAACATGAGAAAATAAAATTATTTTGGACAAATTTTGGTCAATTTGGTCGTAATCCATCCAACGCTTTAATTATTTGCTCGTCTGTCTTAGCTTTGTATTCATCAATTAGATAAGCATAAACTTGAGCGGTGATTGTCATGTCATTATGGCCAAGACGTTTTGATATGGCGTATAGATCTATTCCTTGGGATAGGAGATAGGCCACGTGTGAGTGACGGCAACTATGAAAATGAAAACCGCTACGTCCTATATTGAGATGTTTAAGTATTTTACGAAGTGATTTATTTACCGCTGTGGAGGTAGGGACAGCACCTTGATTAACGAATACTCGGTTCAATCCGTCATTCTTAGGTAACTGATCGATAATATCTAATAACCATTTATCGACCGGAATTGTTCGATACGATGATTCGTTTTTTAGCGGTTCGAATTGCTTCTTAACATCGTGCCAAGACCGTTTAACTGTTATTGTGCTGTCTTTAAAGTTGATGTTGTCCCAAGTTAAGCCACCGATCTCACCAGAGCGCATACCGGTCATTAAGGCGGTTAAAATCATATACTGTGATACATATTTATGACTAGCATTATCAACGATATAAGCAATGATACTTTTGATTTCATCAATACTTAAATATTCGATTGTCCAAGTTCTTTTTGGGTCGTAGACAATTTGCGTTCCTTGAATGAAATCACGTTTGATAACACCATCATAGACAGCGTTTCTAACACAAGCGTGGTAGAGTGAGTTGAGTTTAGATATTGTAGACTTGGAGTGATCTGCCCCAAAATCATTGAGAAAATGTTGATAGTCTTCACGACTGATTTCTTCAATTGTTTGCGTGGGGAAGTGTTTCTTTAAATTCATAAGAGCATTATTATAAGTTGACTTGGTACGATCACGGATGGTTGCTTCTTTATAGACTTCATACCAGTTCTGGAAGTATTCAGAAAACAGTTTAGGCTGCGTGCTTGATAACTCACCGTTGATTGCTAAGACTTCATTTTCATTGGCAAACAACTGTGCCTCCTTTTTAGTGGCAAAGCCGCCTTTAGATTTAGTTTTAAACTCGCCATCTTTATCTTTGAATGAAATGCGTGCTTCCCATTTTTTACCACGTTTTCTAAAACTTGCCATTCTATCACGCTCCTAATCTGATATAATTAGGGTACACAAAAGGCGTGTACTTTTTGGTTGGCTATATCCATTACTTTGGCGAGTGGGGGATATGGCCTTTTTATTTATTAATCTGGATCATTTTCGTTAACAAAATCTGTTAAATCTGATTGGAATTGATACGTTGTAAAGGTATCGCTTTTACGAAAGTCAGCTGTCTCTAGTTTTGCTACAAAAGAAGTAGTGAAATTTTGTTTAAAGAAACCCGTGTCCCAGCGTGAAACGTATTCGATATAATAACGTCCCTTACCCTTAACCTTTTCTACATAAAGACTTTTGTCGTCCATCTTATCTGATATTCCATCACGTACTTCGCCGTCTATAGTACCGCGCGCAATGCTGTAGAATTGTTCTTCCTGATAATCATTGAGCTTATCTTGAGAAGCGCTTAAGAGAACAACTTTCTTGTTTGCATCAGCATAATATGGTGCAGAATGTTCGGCAATATCGACTTGCTTTTGATGATTTGTATATAGTAGCGACCCAGCAACTATCACGACAAACCCAATAATTATTCCCGTGACCCATGACTTCTTTTTCATAACTATCCCTCCAATACCAAAATGCATTTGGTATAATAGATTTGTTCAAGTTATTCATACGTACTCTACCTGTTTGCGGCGGGTAGGGTATTTTTTTATTTGTCATAAAAGTTGGCGATACTATCAACTGCCCAATCTGTCATCTTTCCAGGAATATGAAAGGCGTCAAGAAATCGTTGGACATTAGCATCTTCCTGATTAATATCGGTAAAATAAAAAGGAACAAGAATATCTATTGCTCGTTTATTAGCGCCGCCTTCCGCAGACGCTTTAGAGTAGCTAAACATATACAAGCAGCCCTCATCTTGATTTAAAACATGCCCTACTTCGTGTGCAGCTTGATAGGGAAGCTGAGCTTTATCATGAAAATTTGTGTTAATCAGAATCATACGCCGCTTAGGATTGCTACCACAAGGTGTAATAGGTGATAGAACATCAGTGCACTGAAATCCTATCTGGTGATCCATTGCATAATTTAAAACCAATCGTAGATTTTCGTCCATTAATTCTTTCCACCTCGCAATAGACGGCGCATTAATTCAACGTCTTCTGGTGGTATCTCTTTACCTTCAAAAGTCATAATGACGTCATCATCAGCAAGGTCTACACGCTTATCAACAGGTTTATCTCGACCCAACAAGTAATCGGTAGAAACATTAAAAAAATCAGCTACACTTTGTAATTTCTCTGAATTGGCATTATCATCCCACTTGCTTACAGTACCGTTTGAAAAGTTTAAAATATGCTCCAATTCACGAATTGAAATATTTTTTTGACCAGCAAGGTCCTTAATACGTTGATATATAGACATTCTTATCACCCTTACGAACAAACGTAGAAAAATAAACTACAAAAGTGTTGACTTGTAGAATATAATTCTATATACTTGTTCTTGTAGTTAAGACAAGCCAACAACATATACACCACGCCAATGGAAGATAAAAGTTGGTTTGTTTTCTATGCCTTAATTGTAGAATATCATTCTACAAAACGCAACTGTTTTATTAATTTTATAGAAAGGAGTTACGGAATGATTTACGACACAATCAAAGATATAGCAAGTAAACAAAAAGTATCCATTAGAAAGATGGAAAAAGACTTGGGATTTTCTAACGGAACTATGAATCGCTGGAATGAGTTTGAACCAAAGATTGGTCAAATTGTTCAGGTAGCTGAATATCTAAGAGTTCCAGTTGAACAATTAATCTTCACCAAGAGACGTAAAAACAAATCAAAGGAGGATTAGCCATTAAATCATCAATACAAAAGGTGAGCAAACAAATATACGTTAGGAGGTAAACAAAATGCCACAAACAATTAAAGCTACCGCAACGATTGAATTGCCATCTAATTTCAAAGTTGTTGATACAGATCAACTTGGCAATGGCGATTCATTAATCGGCAAGACCTGGAACATGGCTGATTTAAGAGATTGGCTGGGCAATAAGTCAAAAGGATGGATTGAAGATAATATTCTCTACAATCCCAAATACAGCCATGAAATTCAACGTATGTTAGACGAACGCCTGATAATTCATCACGGTAAGCAGGGAAGCCCCTGGAAATTCAAAGCATACGAAATGGCTAAGTTTATCGACAAACACTGGAGTGAGTTCAATTGGTAAAGATGAAACACGGTAAATTAATGCTTGGAATTGTAATGATGCTAGTAGGCATGGTCATACCAGGTGCTATTCGTTTCGGAGTTAGTACAGCGCTACTAGGAGCTCTAGTGGCTTCAATAGCCTTTAACTCTGAGTACTTTTTCGGAAACGGCACAAAAAAAGCTACCTCTCATGGCAGTGAGAAGTAGCGACAAAACAAAATATTATTCGTGGTTAGTATACCACAGAAGGAGCCAATTATGACAATTGAAATCAAAATAACAGGTAATACGACACAAGAAGTTATGGACTCGGTTAATGAGCTAACCCAATCCCTAGTCTTACCGGTTTGGAAACCAGAAAGTTCAGAAGTAAGTGCAGCTAAGCCAGAACAAAAACCAAAATCCGAAGCGAAGCCGGAAGAGAAGAAAGAGGCTAAGCCCGAACCCGAACCAAAAACACCGGTTGAAGAAGTCACAAAGAACGACATCAAGAAAGCCCTTGTTCCAATCTTACAGGAAAAACGCGATGAAGTTCAAGATTTGTTTGAACAATTCGGGGTCAATAAGTTATCAGAGCTTGCAACTACCGATTACAGTGCGTTTCTTAAGAAAGTGCAGGCACTCTAATGGCTAGTCCAACATCACACGCAAGATTATCAGCGTCTGGAGCTGGTAAGTGGATTAACAATCCGCCGAGCCTCTGGATGGAAGAGGGGCTTCCGGACACGACTAGTCCCTATGCCCAAGAAGGCACCGACGCCCATCGATTAGTTGAACTCAAACTTAAGTTAGCGCTAGGCAAAATCAAGAAAACCTACTACACCCGACAAGTTAATCAGCTAAAAAAGAAGTCAGAGTTTTACGGTAAGTCAATGGAGGAGTACGCAGATCAACACACTGATGCGGTTCTAGAAGATTTCAATTCAATGCCGGAAGCTATCTCATATTTGGAACAGCATGTTGACTTTGGTAAATGGGCGCCAGGTGGCTTTGGTACGAGTGACACTATCCTGGTCAACGATCAAGTGTTATCAATCTGGGACTTGAAATATGGCAAGGGCGTTAAGGTTCGTGCTGATCACAACGTTCAGATGATGTTGTACGCCTTAGGAGCTATCGACTTTCTAGGAATGCTGTATGACTTCACAACAGTACGAATGACCATTGATCAACCGCGACTCGGTAATCTTGATACTTTTGAAATTAGTACGAGGGAATTGCTTGATTGGGGAGACAAAGTGGTTAAACCAGCTGCAGACGCCGCGTTAAATGGTGAGGGCCCTTGGGACTTTGAAGACCCTGCAACTTGGACATTCTATAAAGCTGCTGGTTTCGATAAGCGATTGGCCGAAGAGAATCTTAAGATTCGCAAGTATAAATTCAAAGAAGCTAATACTCTGACTGATGACGAACTAGCCGACATTCTACAGGTTGCCCCTCGTATTGAAAAATGGCTAAACGCAGTTAAGGATTACACAACTGATCAGATTATGAGCCATGGCAAGCAAGTACCAGGCTTTAAGGTTGTTGAAGGTCGAAGTAACCGACGTATTACTGATCCAATTAGAGCAGCGGAGGAATTAGCCGAAGCAGGCTTCAAAGATGTCTTTAAGCCTAAAGAGCTTCAAACATTAACCAATCTACAAAAGCTCGTTGGTAAAGATCTAGATGACATTTTGAACGGCTTGATTGTTAAGCCAACAGGCAAGCCAACGTTGGTACCCGATACAGACAAACGACCGGCACTCAATAGCACGGCACAAGCAGTAGCAGATTTCTCGGAGGAAGACGAATGAAATTAACTGATAAAGACGTATTAAAGGGCTTTGCAGAATTGGCCGACGGCGTCGATATCCATGTCCGCGCAAGTTTTGAGGGTGCAGGCGTTGATTCAAATGGTGCTAGTCCAGTACTCACTGTTTCAATGCTCGCTATGGGTCTTATTACAGAGCTCGAACGGCTGGAAGACAAAGAAGACAAGCTCCTAATATTAAGCTCAGTAATCGAACAACTAACTAATGAACACAACAACATTAAAGGAGAAAACTAATCATGGTAAACACAAATAACACAACAAAGGTAATCACAGGTAAGGTACGTCTCAGCTATGTTCACTTATTAGAAGCATATGCGCAAGAAGGACAAGGCGAACCAAAATACTCAACAACAATCATCATCCCCAAAGACGATACCAAGACCATGGATAAAATCAACAACGCGATCAAAGCCGCCTTTGACTCAGGAAAGAGCGACAAGTTGAAAGGCATGAAACTCGAGCGCGTTTCAACCACACTTCATGATGGCGATGAGGACGCTGACCTAGAACGCAACCCTGAATTAAAAGATAGCTACTATATGGCAGTTTCAAGCAAGCAAAAGCCCGGGATTATCGACAAGTTTAAGGAAGAAGTTACCAGCGAGGACGATGTTTATTCAGGTGTTTACGCACGCGTCTCACTAAACTTCTACGCTTATAACAGTCATGGCAATAAAGGTATCAGTGCTGGTCTTAACAACGTTCAAATTATTGCTAAGGGTGACTATCTTGGCGGACGTTCATCAGCTGATGCAGACTTTGAAGAATGGGACGAAGATGACGACGACCTATTGGATTAACAACTTGGGGCGGGTAACCGCCCTTTTTTAGAAGGAGAAATTCAATGACCAGATTGATAATTGATATTGAAACTTACTCAGATGAGGACCTTCGAAAGGTTGGCGTTTATAAGTACACAGACTCAGAGCAATTTCGAATACTGATGCTGTCCTATCAGATTGACGAAGAGGAGCTGATTCAAATTGACCTTTCAAAAGAAGACATTCCAGAGGATTTTATCAGCTGGTTACTTGACGGCGAGTACGTTAAAGAGGCTTGGAACGCGCAGTTCGAACGAGTCAGCTTCACGCACTACCTCAGACAGCACAAGTATTTCACAGAAAAAGAATGGCTAGACGCAGACCAATGGCATGACACCATGGTTGAGGCTATGGAGCTGGGACTACCAGCAAGTTTAAAGCAAGCCGCTAACTATTTGAACGTGGACCAAGTCAAAGACCCACGAGGCGTTAGGCTGATTAGTTATTTCTCAAAACCTAACAAGGAAGGTAAGCGGAATTTACCCGAGTCAAAGCCCGAAGATTGGGAAACCTATATGTATTACAACGCGCAAGATGTTCGAACTGAACGGTCCATAGCCGACAAATTGGCGGCTATCAAGGTTAAGCCAAGCGAGTGGCAACTCTGGGCCATGGATCAACGTATTAATGACCGTGGCGTGAGGATTGATCAAGAGTTGGCCGACGGTGCAATTGAATTAATGGAGACAGCCAGCAAGAAAAATCTTGAACTTTTAACAGAAATTACAGGCTTAGATAATCCTAACAGCCTTAAGCAGTTTAAGGGTTGGCTGACCGAACAAGGCACGCCGTTTGAGAAACTTGGCAAGGCAATTGTGCAGCAGGCACTTGATGAACAAGAGCTTCCTGACAATGTTAGAACCGCCCTAGAATTGCGTCTAAAGCTTTCCAATACTAGTACGAAGAAATACTTGGTAATGGAAAACGCACGCTGTAATGATGGCAGAATTCACGGACTATTGCAGTTTTATGGTGCTACTCGTACTGGACGTTGGGCGGGTCGATTATTACAGGTTCAGAACTTACCGCGTAATTATTTACAGCCTTTAAGCGTTGCAAGGAACCTGGTGAAAGCTAAGGACCCTTGGGCGATTGAGATGCTCTATGACTCAGTACCAGACACATTAAAGCAATTAATTAGAACCGCATTAGTAACTGAAGACGGCAATCGTTTTATCGTCTGTGACTTCTCGGCTATTGAAGCTCGAGTAATTGCTTGGTATGCGGGTGAACAGTGGACCTTAGACGCTTTTAGAACCCATGGCAAGATTTACGAAGCCACTGCAGCCAACATGTTTGGCCTTGGAAAAGTTGAGGACTATGACTGGAAATCAGTTAGTGGTAAGGCCATGAGACAGCGTGGCAAGATTGCGACCCTAGCGCTTGGCTACCAAGGTAGTATTGGCGCATTAACAACAATGGGTGCCATGAAAATGGGTATTACAGAAGACGAACTACCGGAGCTGGTTTCAAAGTGGCGTAAGGCCAATAAACGCATCGTTCAGTTTTGGTACGACGTTGAGGCCACTGTCAAGCAAGTCCTAAATGGTGGCGGTGTCGTCAAATTGCAAAAGGGTTTGAAGTTCTTTAAAGCTAAGGGCTTTCTGTTCATTCAGCTACCAAGCGGCCGCCGCTTAGCCTATGCCAGGCCACGACTTGAGAACAAGGGCTTTGGCCAATCGATAACCTACGAGGGTCAAGGTGACAGGGTCGGTTTTGCAAAATTAGATACCTATGGCGGAAAGCTGGTCGAGAACATTGTCCAAGCTACTGCTAGAGATTTATTAGCACAAGCAATGTATCGGCTGGAACAACATGGCTACAATGTTGTTTTTCATATCCATGATGAGGCTGTTACTGAAATGCCATACGGTACTGGTTCAGTTGAAGAAATGCGCGATATTATGTGTGAAGAACTTGATTGGGCCAAGGGCTTGCCGCTAAATGCCGCAGGCTTTGAGTCTGAATACTACAAGAAAGATTAGAGGGAATAATGATGAAAGATGGACAATTAGAAAAAGCATTTAAAGCAATCACGAAAAAAGCGGCCAAGAGCCGACCTGTTCTGGGTTGCTTGCACGTTAATACCGATGGTAGCGCGGTAGTTACTGACAGCCATCGGCTATTGCAAATTAAGCACTGGGCAGAGGAAGGAACCTCTGAGATGACCTTGGACCTGCAAACCTTCAAACCACAGACTGCTGTGGATTATCCCGATACTTCTCGAATAATCCCGACTAAGTTCCTTTGCACGTTGAAAGTGGAAGTTAGGGAGCTTGCGAGTCTTTCAGAGATGCTAAAGATTAAGACAGACAAGGGCTTGGTTCAGCTGGGATTTACTGGAGAGGACTCAAGGCTTCAAGTTGTTGCTGAGACTCTCACAACAACAATTCCAGTTGCGAAATTTGATGGTTTGACTGGGTTTGATATTACGATGAACGCAAAATATTTATTCGACGCTGTTGAGTTCTTTAAGGCTTACAACGACAAACGCCCTCAAGAACAGATAACCCTTGGCTTTAGTGGCGATATTCGACCAATGGTTTTAAAGCAAGAAGATGCGACCTATGTTATTTGTCCAGTTAGAACCTTTTAGCGCGTACATGGAGAAAGAACAATGAGTGAAAACAGTGACACAATTCTTGAAGCTGTCCGTTCGATTGAATCCGACTATGGAACACTCGAAAATGCACCATATGACGACCCAAGATTTAACATTCCAAGAGAGATTTATAAAGAAGATAAATTGCCAACGGGTCGCAAGCCAACACTCAGCTCAGAATTGATTAAAAACCTCTGGGCACAAGGATTTACTGATGATAAGATTATCGGCTATATCGAAGAAAATCAAGACATTAACGTATCATTGTCAACGATTCGAAAAGCACGGCAAAAATTTGGTAATCCTAATAAATTGGTTTGGTTGTTAACTCGTGGCTTACAGAGAACGATTATCCCAACAAATGATGAGTTAGCTGAGTTTTTAAGATTTAAAACGCACGGTGTAAACAAAGAACAATTGATTGAACGAGCCAAACAAGATGGCTGGATTATCACAAGGATTGTATCTCATGACTATTGATTATGTAGCAGCAATAATCAGCATTATCGTACTGATTACAACGTTATTTTTCAGCGACTGGTTGCCCCTTGTTGCGCTGATCATAACGTTAGTGATTGTGTTTATTATTATTTGGAAATTGTTGGAGGAATAGACGATGAAAATTAAAGTAACTTACACGCAAGTTTTTATGGGCGAAAGATTAACTGATAGTTTTACCGAAACAGTAAATAGCGTTGAAGAAGCACGTGGGGCTTGTGAGCGCGTAGCAACTGATCCACATGTGATTGACGTTTGCTGGTCACCTGCTGATTAATGTTGGAGGCTGATTAAATGACACAAAATACTTTTAGCTGGCGTACAACACGTAAATGGCGACATTTGAATTTAAAAAACGTTGAAGAGATTACTACAAAAGGCTACGGCTTACTCGTTCAGTGTAACAATGGACGCCAATATGAGCTTTCTAAGCATAATGCTAAACTATTCGCTCGTGTATATCGGTCATGGCGCTTTAAAAGGGTGGTTGACAAGATAATTAATAAAAGTTCGGAGGGATAACCGATGAAACGAGAATATAAAGTAGGGGACACAGTTTATGTAAAAGGTAAGATTATACAGGCAGATGAAAGTCATGGTAAATTTCCATATTGTGTGTCATTTAGCGATAGTGACTTTACTAGAATTATTGACATGTGTCATGCGTGGCTAGACGAAGATAGTTTTGTAGAACCACCAGCTAAACCAACATTGCCTAAAGAGGTTGCTGATGAACTTGAAGACGCTAAAAAGACTTTTCACGATTTCTATGCTTACCTCGATAGCGCTGACCGTATATGGCAGCCTAAAACATACACCTATGTGTTTAGTAGTGATACTAATCGTGACGCTAAGATCAAAATTCTGTCCGATGCTTGGTACAACGGCTACACGGTAGAGAAAGAACCAACATGGTATATCGAAGTTCCTGGTAAATTTAATCGGCCAACTTATTATGCTATCAACGATGGAGCATTAGCTTTTGGATATTTTGATGAAGACAAGAAATGGTATCACGATTATTCGGCACATGCTTTCACAGATGAAGAAATCAAGAAGTACGATTTAGAAAACTTTGATAAGGAGCTAGTTACTGATGACGATGAAGATTAAGTTGCCTAATGCCGTTGGAGAAGAACTGGAACGTGCACAATATCCATATCGCGATAGTTTTGACAAGTATTATTACAATTCGTTAAAGCAGACGGACAGCCCAACGTACCACTACATCATGGATGAACCGATCCAATCAAATCGCAATCAACGAATAGTTAATCTGCTGAACGCTTGGATTGACGGTTGGGAGGAAGAATAAATGAACGAATTCGAAACAAAAATAACCAACATTACAACGGATTTAGCAGATACGTTAATTGCTAAGAACCACGATTACGGTAATGCGTTCCATGACAATGTTAATGAATTTGGTAACACGGCTATGCTGATTGTTTTAAAAAATAAATACAACAGGCTAAAGACTTTGCTTAATTCAGATAGTCAAGTTGATGAGTCTATTCGTGATACACTGCTTGATTTAGCTGGCTATGCAATTCTTGCTATTAATGAAATTGATAATCAAACGAATAAGTAGCTGATGAAAGGAAGAGGATTAGAGGTGAGAACCAATTGGAAAAACCACAATATAATCTGAGGTCCAATCCGGAACTGAACCTAGCCACAGCCCGGAGCAAGAACACAAAAAAGTGGCACAACCAGCGGATGAACTGGTCAGAGTTGCTGAGTAAGTTATCGAGTCCGACCATTACTTCGGAAACCTCAGCACAGTGGGCGAAGATGACAAAGGACAAACAGCACGAGATTAAGGATGTTGGTGGGTTCGTTGGTGGCTGGCTCAAGGAGGGTAGGCGTAAAGCAGAGAACGTTCAGAACAGAAGTATATTAACCCTTGATGCAGATTTCCCCAATCACAATTTGTGGGAAGATATTCAGATGTTATTCGATGAGTCAATAGCAGTTTATTCGACCCACGCTTTTACCAAAGATAATCCGCGAATGAGATTGATTATTCCACTAGCTAGGGCGGTAACGGCTGACGAATATGTGCCTTTGGCCAGAAAAGTTGCTGAGCAATTCGGTATGAATAACTTTGACGACACGACCTATCAGCCCGAACGTTTGATGTTCTGGCCAAGTGTTAGCAAGAACGGCCAGTTCATATTCGAATACCAAGATGGGGACTTATTGAGCCCAGACAAGGTACTAGGTGAATATGACGATTGGCGTGACTCAAGTTTCTGGCCAATTAGTAGTCGAGAGACTGAGGTTCATGAACGAGAAGCAAAGCAACAAGGCGACCCCTTGACAAAGCCCGGTATCATTGGCGCTTTTAACCGTACTTATGATATTAAAACAGCCATTGATATGTTCTTGACCGACGTATATGCCCCGGGTCGACACGACGATCGTTACACGTTTATCCAAGGCACGACCAGCGAAGGCCTAGTTCTCTATGATGACAAGTTTGCTTATTCAAATCATGGGACAGACCCGGCTAGCGGCGAATTATGTAGCGCGTTTGACCTGGTGAGAATTCAGAAGTTTCACGACCTTGATGTTAAGACCAAGCCCGGTACAGTCATTAATAAGCTGCCAAGTTACAAGGCTATGAATGACTTTGCATTGAAAGACAAGAGTGTTAGAGCTGAGTGGCAAAAGAGTGTGACGGGCAGTGCAGTAGATGATTTCAGTGACCCAGTAGAAGGCGAAGAAGTTACCAAAGATGAGCTTGAAGATTGGCTAGAATATACGGATAGTGGCCAGCCCGTCGTTAATAACTATTTACTAGCCCAGCACCTATTGGCTGATCTGCCGATTTTCTACAACGGCAACGAGTTCTTACGATATGACGAAACAGTCGGGATTTGGAAGAATGACGCTGAAGAATATCTCAAGAGCTTAATGATCAAAAAGTATCTGGTTAAACTCAGCAAGACCAACTACTTGCGTGAAACGAATGCTTCAATTCAAGGACTAGCGCTGACGGGTGAACCATTTATCCAGGCTGATATTAGCCATCTGGTTTTGGCCAATGGTGTTTATGATGTTGAGACCAATAAGTTCGTATCTGAGTTTAGCCCACAGCTACACGCGCGAGTTAATCACCCAGTTGAATATGATCCAGAAGCAGATTGTCCGACGTTTGATCAATACCTAGAGTGGGCAGTCGGTGAAGAGAATAAGGACTTTATGTACCAATGGATTGGCTATCTGTTTTACCGCGACTACCCAATTCAAAAGATGTTGTTCTTACTTGGCCCTGGCGGTACTGGTAAATCCACGCTGATTGAAGTAATGCGAGCGCTAGTCGGAGATGACGCCTACTCTGCTGTAACGCTAGAAGCCTTGATGACTAACAGCTTTGCGACCAGTGGGCTGTATCAAAAGACAGCTAACTTTGATGCTGATGCGAAGCCAGAATATTTGAATGATGGTTCGTTACTAAAGACACTGACCGGTGAAGATATGATTTATGGTGATATCAAATATGAGAAGCCTATTAAGTTCTATAACTTTGCTAAATTGACCTTCGCAATGAACTCAATGCCAGCCATGCGAGATTTTACAGGCGGCCTTAAGCGTCGGGCAATCATCATACCGGTTAGAAATGTTGTCACAGATGAAGTTAAGCGTAAGTACCCGTTAAGGGCGATCATGAAAGAGCTGCCGGGTATCTTCAACAAAGCCATGGACGGACTACGTCAAGCCTTGAAAGACCGTAAGTTTATTGAGTCCGAAAGTGCTAAGCATGAACTTAATGAATGGATTCGCGGTAATGACCAAGTTGGTCGGTTCATTGAAGAGAGCTGTCGGATTGGCGATGATGCTTTAACCTCAACGGGTGAAGACCTATACAACGCCTATACTGAGTACGCATCTGATGCTGGCGAAAAGACGATGGGTAAGTATAGATTATTCCAGCGTCTCGAAGAGCTTGGCTATAAGCGAGAGCGAAAGCGTGAAAAAGGGCAGGGTAACCCTAAGCGACTTTGGATTGGAATTAGGTCTAAAATTACGGATTTTGATTAATGATTATGTGCCAACATCTGAGGACTAAAAGTTGGCACAGGGCGGGTGGGAGGATTAATCAAAAACAACTTATTAAGAAAAGTTTAAGGCACCAAAAAATTGCTTATGATAATTGCAAAAACGGAAAAAGAAACACCCGCAAAAATAGCTAAAAGTTGGCACAGTTGGCACAAATAAGTTAAAAGTTGGCACGGGCTTAAACGTTGATGTAACAAGGGTTAATCGCCTTTTTGTGTCAATGTGCCAACTTTTCTCTCTAAAACTATTAAAGATAAATAAAAATATATAGAAATAATGAAATACTATAAACGTATTTCTTCTATATATAAAGACTTTGTTCTCAAAAAAAGTTGGCACAAGATTTGAGGTTAAAACATGGCAGAAATTGAAAAAGATGTTGAGGCATATCTCAAACGGAAAGTAACGGCCCGGGGCGGATTGTGCATGAAATTTGTTAGTCCGGGTTTATCCGGGGTGCCTGACAGGATTGTTGTCCTAGATGGACAAATTGTATTTGTTGAGATGAAAAAGCCCGGAGGACGCCCTAGACCCTTACAGGTGAGAATAATTACCCTATTACGGAATCAAGGCTGCTGGGTTGAAGTAGTCGACACTAAAGAACGTGCTGAAAGGTTGGTAGAAGAAATTGCAAGTCGAGCTACACGAGTATCAACGTTACAGCGTTGACTGGATTTTAACTCATCCCTACTGCGGATTACTACTTGATATGGGGTTAGGTAAAAGCTTGACAACACTAACAGCTATCGAGTTGCTAGAAGACCTCGTAGGTATTGACGGCAAGGTGTTAGTAATAGCGCCCCTTTCGGTGGCAGAGAACACTTGGCCTGAAGAGTTGCGAAAATGGGACCATTTAAAAGGCCTAACCTATTCGCTTGTAATTGGTTCAAAGCCTAACCGACTAAAAGCCCTGGAGCAGGATGCCAATATCTATATCACTAATCGCGAGAACGTGGTTTGGTTGGTTGAGTTCTATAAAAAGAAATGGCCCTTCAAGACTGTAATCATTGATGAGCTATCGAGCTTTAAGTCTAGCAGCGCTAAACGTTTCAGAGCTTTAAAACGTGTTAGGCCGCTGATGGATAGAGTGATTGGTTTAACGGGCACACCAGCGCCAAATAGCCTGATGGATCTATGGCCACAGATCTATTTATTAGATCAGGGCAAACGACTTGGCCGAACAATTTCAGAATATCGACACCGGTACTTTCACCCGGGAGCTAGTGACGGCCATGTCGTCTATAACTGGGTTTTGAATGAAGGAGCCGAGAAACAAATCTATCAAGCTATTGGTGATATCTGTGTCAGCATGAAGTCAAAGGACTATCTGAAATTGCCACCAAGGACTAACAATATTATTAACGTTTATCTGGATAAGAGAGAACGAAAGGCCTATGAACAACTAGAACATGACCTGATCCTAGATGTTAATGATCAAGAGATTACCGCGGCTAGTGCAGCCGTTTTAGGTAATAAATTACTGCAATTAGCCAATGGCGCTATCTATGATGATCAGCATGAAGTTATTAAAATTCATGACAGAAAGCTTGATGCTTTGGACTCAATCATTGAAGACGCGCAAGGGCAATCAGTTTTAGTTTTCTATAACTATAAACACGACCTATCTCGAATCCTTGAACGTTTTCCAGATGCAAGAGTATTGGATCCGGCCAGCAACGATGTTAAGGATTGGAATGACGGCAAGATAAAGTTGCTGTTAGCTCACCCACAATCAGCAGGACATGGCCTTAACTTACAGCGTGGTGGCCATATTATCGTTTGGTTCTCAATGATTTGGAGCTTAGAGTTTTATCAACAGGCTAATGCCAGATTAGATCGGCAGGGTCAGACAGAGCCAGTTATTGTCCACCATTTAGTTGCTAAAGATACTGTTGATGAAAGAGCCCTAGAAGTCCTACAAGGCAAGGAGAAGACCCAAGACGCATTAATGAGTGCAATTAAGGCAAGACTAGAGGAGGTGCAAGATGGAAAAACTCAATCAAGAACAAATGCAAGTAATCACTAATGAAGTCATTAAAAGCCTCAATCGTGAAAAACACAAGCAAGTATTGAATGAGAAAGATTATCGACTTCGAAATACACAAATTCTTATTCGCGAATATCCGAAATTAAAGGCACATGCAAAGTCTCAACCAGAAAAATTCGTTAACGATGACGAGTATGAAATGCTGACAGGTGTTAAGATTAAAGATCACGAATTAGCCAAGTACCACGTCAAGACTGAGCATCTCATGGAATACGTTGACCTGATCTTGAGCGCGTACAAGTCATGGTGTCTGGGTGGTGACGAGAACGACAAACGCCGATGGTGGCTGCTTTACGACAGCTACTTAAGTAATAATCGATTAGGTTTGCAAGAGCAGACACGAAAGTGGAACATTGATAAAAGCACGGTGAGCCGTGAACGAACAAAAGCAATCCAGGATTTATCTGTTATGCTTTTTGGGGTGGCTGGTTTAGCTGACTTTCTAAAAGAATGGGTAGCTTGAAGCCATGCAACTAATCCGCAACCAAATGCAACCCTAAGGGTGTTATGATGGTATTGTAGAATAAAAGGTTGCCAGTTTAGGTGGGAGAAAAATCTCTCACCTTTTTGTGCACATAAGAGGAGGCAGACAGGAGAGAAAGTATTATGAATAGCCCAAACGTTCAACTTTTAATGCACATTAAAGATCCTGTTAAGAAACGGTTAACCGCGTGCGAAATGTTGCTAAAAAGATATCCCCACAATCAAAAGATTAAATACACGGATCTAGTTGATTGTGTTGCGGTTCTTATGTCTGTTGAGACTTCGCCTTATCAGAAAATTGCTAGCCGAATGATACTTAACCACTATTTGGGAAGCAAATTAACAAACAATTTGATAGAGGACTTTGCAATTGTTATCAGCCGCAACGACCCTTTGGTTAGACGCTGGAAAGAAAAGGTACTGAAACGCGATAATTATCAATGCGCTGAGTGCGGCTGTAAAGAGCATTTAGTAGCACATCATATTTCGTACTGGTCAGACGATCCCGTAAATAGAATTAATGTTAATAATGGTAAAACCCTATGTTCAAAATGCCATACAGAAGCGCATTCTGGTGATTGGTTCAGTGCTTTGGTTGCTAATAGTCGCTAATGAAAAGGAGATGATTACGTGATAACAAAAAAGCAGAATAAGGCTATTGAGCTAATGTTTGAGGGTAATCTCTCTCAAAAAGCCATTAGCAAAGAACTCGGGATACATGAAACGACCCTGTCGCGGTGGAAAAATGATAAAGATTTCATCAAGGCAATGAGCGAATACACTGAAGCAACTATTGCTAAGTCAACTCCCAAAGCTCTATCAACAATGATTGGATTGCTAAAAGCTAAGTCAGAACTGGTGCGATTTAATGCAGCTAAGGATTTATTAGACCGGGCGGGGTTTGCACCTAATGATAGAGTTGATCTCAACGTTGAGTCCGTGACCTTCGTTGACGACGTGCCAGAGGATGATACAAATGGTTAAGGTCAGTATTGCCAAGGCCTTAGGTAAAGGCTACAACCGCTATTATCATAACCGCAATTTCTATCGAGTGGTTAAAGGTTCCCGTGGTTCCAAGAAGTCAAAAGATACAGCCCTCTGCTATATTCATGACATTCTGAAATATACCTGGGCGAATCTATTAGTTATCCGAAGATACTCAAACACAAATAAACAATCAACGTATTCAGACTTAAAATGGGCTGCCAATCAATTAAGGGTAGCCCACCTTTTTAAGTTTAATGAGTCAATGCCAGAAATAACGGTCATTGCAACAGGGCAGAAGATACTATTCCGTGGCCTTGATGATGAATTGAAGATTACTTCTGTGTCTGTTGATGTTGGTAACTTATGTTGGTTGTGGTGTGAAGAAGCCTATCAGATTGAGAACCAAGATAAATTTGACACTGTTGTTGAATCAATTCGTGGTAGTAATCCCGATCCAGAATTTTATAAGCAGATCACGCTGACGTTTAACCCGTGGTCAGAACGACATTGGCTGAAGCGCGCGTTCTTTGATGAAGAAACTAGATACAGAGATGTTTTTGCAATCACCACGACGTTTAGGGTTAATGAATGGCTTGACGAACAAGATCGGAAAAGATACTTAGATTTATATAGAACTAACCCGAGACGTGCCAGAATCGTTGCCGATGGCGAATGGGGCGTTGCTGAAGGTCTAGTGTTTGATAACTTTGATGTTGTTGACTTCGATCCTATCAGCAAGATTAAACAGATTGGCGTCACCGCTTATGGTATGGACTTTGGTTTTAGTCATGACCCCACCACACTCCCAGAACTTATTTACGACGCTGAGAACAAAGAATTGTGGGTATATGGTGAGCTATATAAGCACGGGGCGCTAATTGATGACCTTGTTTCTGAGATTAAGAAACGGGATTTAATGACAGCTACTATTCGAGCTGACGCGGCATCGCCTCAGATGATTGCTGAATTAAAAGCTAAAGGCGTTAGACGAGTAGTTCCATCAAATAAAGGCAAGGACTCAATCGACACAGGTATTACTTTCTTGCAAGGTCTTAAGATTCATATCCATCCAAGCTGTGAGCATACGATTGAGGAATTTAACACTTATGTTTATGACCAGGATAAAGAAGGCAATTGGTTAAACAAACCGGTTGATAAGAACAACCATATTATTGATGCTATTCGATACGCGGTTGAGCCTTTTCATGGCAAGCCTAAAGTTAAGGCACATTTATACAAGAACAGTTTATTTTAAGGAGATGATTAGTTGGCTGATAAGGTTAATGGTAAAGGAAGTATCACTGATACAAGCCAGTTATTTATTTATCCAAAGGGTGAAATTTTAACAGCAGATGACCTTGAGGGGTTTATTAAATTTCATAACGGAACATTAAAAAACAAATATGTAAAAGCAAGAAACTATTACACTGGCCACCATCCTATTCTTGATCAAGAGGCTAAAGAGCTGGATAAACCGGATAACAGATTAGTCGTTAATTATCCACGTTATATTGTGGATACGTTTAACGGCTTTTCTTATGGCATTCCGCCCAAGATAACGCTGGATGATGACACAGATAATGAGCTATTGCAGCAGTTCAACTCAACTAATTCGCTATTTGATAAGTTCTATGAGTTGGCAAAGCAGGTCAGCATTTACGGTCGATCATACTTCTTCACATATCAAGGTGAAGAGTCCCAAACCGAAATCGCAGTGATCAGCCCTGAACGTGGGTTCATGATATACGATGACACGGTTGCCTTTAATCCGATTGCGTTTGTTATGTATTCTTACAACGAAGATAACAACCTACTAGGTAGTGTTTATCAGGCTGACGGTGTGTTTGACTTGAAGATGGCAGCAACTGATCAGGTTAATCCATTTAAAGAAGTTCCCGCCATTGAGTTCTTCGAGAATGAAGAACGTCAGGGCACTTTTGAGAATGTTGAAACTCTTGTCGACGCAGTCAATCGCGTGCTCTCTCAGAAGGCCAATAACGTTGATTACTTTGCAGATGCTTATATGAAAATATTAGGTGCCAAACTAGATGAGGACACCCTAAAAAACATCAAGGATAATCGGATCATTAATCTTGAAGGCGATAGCGCGAAGGACGTCGTTGTTGATTTTCTGCAGAAGCCAGATGGTGATACGACTGAGGAGAACCTCGTAAATCGGTTGAACAATTTGATTTTTCAGATTTCAAGTGTGGCTAATATCACTGACGAGACGTTTGGTTCAGCAAATAGTGGTAAAGCGCTGGAATACCATTTACTTTCAATGCGTAACTTAGCAGCTAACAAAGATCGTAAGTTTGGCCAAGCATTGCGTGAGTTCTATCGTATTATCTTTTCAGTCGGCACGGTACTTGGCGAAACTAAGACGGATGAATGGCAAAGGCTTAAATTCCAATTTAACCGTAACCTGCCAAGCAATTTAACTGATGAAGTTGATGTTGCTAAAAATCTTGAAGGTATTGTCAGCCAAGAAACGCAGCTTAAAACCTTATCAATTGTCGATGATCCTAAGTCTGAAATGGATAGAATGGCAAAAGAAAATAAGGCTAAACAAGATGAAGCAGTAGCGTCTAATGCTAACTATGACTTTGAGAAAAAGTCAGGTGAAGTAGATGGCGAAGAAGAATAAGTACTGGGAAGAACGCGAGAAGAAATGGATTCAAAGTAATATCAAAGATGATCAGGTTCTAGCTAAGAGCTTGAAAGAACGTTATGAGGGTTTAATCAAGACCCTTAATGATGATCTTAATCAGTACTACATGAATTACGCCTCTCGTGACCATATCTCAATGGACGAGGCCATTAAGAAAGTAGCCGGATTTGACGTTAAAGCTTTTGAAGCTACCGCAAAAAAAATGGTAGAAGATAAGGACTTCTCAGAGTACGCAAATGAGCGTCTAAGAGCTTATAACGCAACCATGAGAATTAATAGGCTAGAGATGTTAAAAGCTCAAATAGGTCAAGAATTAGTCAATGTCGATGCTTCTACTGAGAAAGAACTGAGAGCGCACTTAACTCAGAAATATCAAGATGAAGTCAAACGGCAAGCTGGTATTCTTGGCAAGTATCGTGGCGATCAGATTGCTGATAAAGTTGATCAAATCATCAACGCATCTTTCCACGGCGCTACTTGGTCACAGCGGTTGTGGGTCAGCCACTCAGAGCTAAAGGATAAGCTTGATTCGTTGTTAAGCCGGGCAATGATACAAGGACTGAACCCTAAGGCACTGACTAGTACGTTAATACCTTTGATTTCATCAGCAGTTAATAATCGCAGGCAAGTTGCTGAACGATTAGCGATTACTGAAACGGCAAGAGTTCAAGACCAAGCGCAAATGGACAGCTTCAAAGATAGTGGCTATGAGTACTGTATATGGATTGCTGAACCTACGGCGTGTGAACAATGTCAAGACATCGCCGCAGAAAATGGCGGTGTTTATCGACTTGAGAAAGTGCCAAGTATTCCAGTTCACCCAGCTTGCCGTTGCAGTAAATCCGCGTATATGCCACGAAAAGATGAAGTTGACAGGATGAACGCCTCCGGGCAAGGATAAGATAACAGAAGGCGCTCCAAAATGGGCAAAAGATGAATTTAAAGAATATCAGGATAAAATGAACTCTAAACCCGATAAAAATGGAACAATAACAGAGTATTAAGCACCTAGCAATTTAAGCTAAGTGCTATTTTTATACCAAAATTTAGGAGGAAAATAAAATGGAATTAATTGTATTTACAAACAACGGACAAACTTATTATTTCAATAACGTTGAGGACTTTAAGCCGACTACAACAGGATTTTCATTCTCGTATGTTGGTAAAGCTACCGGTGTAAAACGCTCAGCAACGTTTAACAACACGTCAACTTCTGGCTACGCACTAGCACCAACAAAATAATATTCGAGAAGGGGGATTCTATCATGCATCATTACATCACAAAATATATTGAAGGCGGTAATAAGTATGCCGTTTCGTGGTTTCAAATCAATCTTTTTGGACGTTGTTACTGCTTAAACAAAAAACGCATTGAATTAAATTGATGATTCGACCTAGATAAGTCGTTAAACTGCTCTTTTATTGTGTCCTTTTTCCTAGTTTGCAGGGCTTAAAGAACAACTAGAGGTGTCTCCCAAGACAATAAATGGAGGTTTTACAATGCCAAATGATTTAGAAAATCAAAACGTTAATGCAAATGAAGAAACGACTACTGCAGAGTCTAAACAACAAGAAGTTGAAACTAATGAACATCAAACTGACGAGAGCGATGTACAAAAAGCCGATAAGATTGTTGAAAAGTTGCAGAAACGGATTGATACAACGGTAGCTCAAAAGAATGAGTATAAAGAAAAGCTAGATAAAGCATTAGAGCGTATCGCTAAATTAGAAAAAGGTGAAGACCCTGAAAAGCCTGAACCCGCTGATGAACGCGATACTGAAATTGCTAAATTACAGGCACAAATTAAACGGCGTGATATTACTGATCAAGCTCGTAGTGTCTTAGCTGAAGGTGGGATTAATGTTCCTGAAGATGTCTTGAGTTTTGTTGTAACAGACGATAACAAAGACACTTTAGCTAATGTCAAATCTCTTATTACTTATATTCAAAGCATTCGTGAAGATGTTCGTCAGGACTTCTTGAAAGGAACTACGCCTCGTGTGACAGGCAGTTCGATTAAGACCATGACTAAAGATGAAATCATGGCGATCAAAGATGATGACGAACGTAAGCAAGCAATTAAAGACAATTTTCAATTATTTTCTTAAGGAGGGCATATAAATGCCAGAAACAAACATTATTAAGACCCCAGATATGGGGCAAGTAAATGCAGTCGATTTTGTTGAACAATTCGGCTACTCATTAGATAAATTAAAGCAAGCATTAGGAATTACTCGCGCTCAACCAATGAAGCAAGGTAATACAATTCAAACTTATAAATTTGAATTAGATAAGCCGAAAAATACTGAAGGCGTGGAAATTGACCCCTCAACAATTGGTGAAGGTGAAGACATTCCTTTAACACACGTTTCTCGTAAAAAGGATCGTGAATTTACTGTTGGTTTCCGTAAATATCGTAAGGCCGTAACAATTGAAGAAGTCCAACGTGTCGGTTATGAAATGGCCGTTAATAAGACAGATAATGAAGTACGCCGCGCTATTCAAAAAGACATTCGCGGAGACTTCTTTAAATATCTTGCATCCGCACCAACAGATTTAGGTTCAGTTTCTGGCTTGCAAGAAGGCTTCGGCAGGGCTTGGGGTAAATTGGGTTCAATCTTTGATGATGAAGATGCTGGCACAATTGTATTTATTAACCCTGAAGATGCCGGTGAGTATTTAGGTACAGCGGTTATTTCTAATGGCCAATCAGTTGGTTTTGGTATGACATTATTGACTGGCTTCACTAATGTAACTGTTATGATCAATAACTCAGTGCCAAAGGGTTCTTTCTATGCAACTATTAAGGACAATATCAATCTTCAATATATTGATGTTAATGGTGAGTCAGCTAAGATTTTCCATAACAAACAAATTATTACGGATGAAACTGGTTTAATTGCGTTAGTTAAGGATGACAACACAACAAACTTATCTGATCAATCTACAATCTACACTGGTATTGCTTTATTCGCAGAAGTAACTGACGGTGTTCTTAAAGGAACGTTAGCCCCAAAAGCGTAACGCCACCAGCTGAGGGTGGCGGCTTTGACCCTAATGGCAATGTAAAGCCGACTGATGCACAGACTGTTGCTGAAATTACAGCGTGGTTAGACGCGCACAGTATTAAACATGATGGTGTGACGTTAAAGGCTGACTTGCTTGCGTTAGTTCCAGCAGAATAGAGGTGATCTAATGGCTGCATCGTTAGAACAAATCAAAACATTGCTTGGAATTGATAATACCGATCAAGATACGTCACTAAACACAGTGATTAGTCTAATTGAATCGCGTTTGGCGTCCAAGATTGGTAAAGATTATGTGCCTGATGAGTTGCAATACATCGTTGTGGAGGCAAGCATTAGTCGCTTTAATCGAATTAATGATGAGGGTAAGACTTCTGCTACTGAAAACGAAGTAAGCGCAACTTGGCAGACTGATGATTTAGCGCCTTTTGCTTCTGATATTGAAGACTGGATTAGCAAGAATAATGCGGAGAATGCTCACAGGGTGCGGTTCTTATGAGATACACAGATAAGATTACATTCGTATCTAAGCCTAAAGATCATTATGATCCGGACGTTGGGGGAATGGTTTCAGATTTGCCAGTTGAAACAGTTCGAATGGCAAGGATTACCAAGCCTGTTAAGGAGAAAAGCGAAACTTTGATCAGCGATCAAGGCGTTAACCAGAAAATTGTTCATATGAAACAGCCCTATTTAGGTGAGTATGATCATGCAAAGATTGATGGTAAGAAGTATTTCTTTATCAATCAAACAATTTCTGGCACCCGTCAGATAATCTATATGCGAGGTGATTCATAAATGGGTTTAACTCTAGAATTCAACCGCGAACTAGATGAGATGTTACAACGAAAGGTGTCTATGTTACCCAAGGTTGAGGACGTGGTTAAGGCCAATATTGCAGAATTGCAGGAAGGCGCGCAACGTCGAGCTCCCGTGGATACGGGAACCTTGAAACGTAGCATTTATCAGAAAACAGGCCAAGAAGGAACAAGCATTGTTGGCGAGGTTGGTGCGGAGGCAGACTACGATCCATATCAAGAATATGGCACTCGTTATCAGCCTGGTAAGCCCCATTTACGACCAGCCTATTATGAGCAGGTGCCTAAGTTCCGGAAAGCTATGTACGAGGTGGCTAAGAAGTGAAAGACATTTCGCAACTGATTTATGATGACACATTTAAGCTGTGCCTACGTTTCACTAATAAGGTCTATACGAAGCTACCAGGTGATGTCGGCTATCCGTTCATTTATATTGGTGAACAGTTTGACCAATCAGGTCTAACTAAGGACAAGCTATCAAGTGTAGGCACATTACAACAGACAATTCATATCTATGGCTTGGCTGATGACCGTAAAGGGACAACGGACCTCCTTCGAAACATAAGGCTGGCGGCTCGTTTCATGAAAGACAGTCAATATTCTGCCAATCAAGTCAACACGGATATGATTGAAGAAAAACCAAATCAAACTGAAACACTGATCCATGGAATCTTAACCATGGAGTTTTCTTATTATCAAGATGAAAGAGGTAATTAATAAATGGCAAATGCAATTTATGGTAAAGACAAGATCTTGATGTTCCGTTTATACAGTCAACGAACTCAAGCTAATGCTGCTAAGTTAGCCCTACAGACTTCACATACATTGAAGTATGAAGCCAAGTCTGACTCAACAGATACAAAAGATGGTTCAATCAACTCTCCAGCCACGCCCGTATCAACAATTGAAATCAATGCAATTTCTTCCGTTGATCCCGTCAACAAAATGCTAGAACAAGCCGTTCTACATTCTGAATTGTTGGAAGTTTGGGAAATTGATTTAAGCCAACCTGTTGCAGATATGCCTGGCAAATATGTTGCTAAATATATGCGGGGCTACTTACAATCTTGGGAAGTTCCAGCCGAAGTTGGTAAGTTGGTTGAATTGAAGACTGAAATGAATATTGATCAAATTCCACAAGATGGCGAAGCAACATTAACTGCCGATCAAGAATCTGAAATTCAATACGCATTCCAAGACACAACAAAAGTTGTAGAAACTCCAGCTGGATAGTACCAAACAAAGTCGCCTATGAAATACACAGTACGAAAGGGCGGCTTTTTATTTTTTCTAAAAAAGGAGAAATCTCATGAAAATTACTTTAAATGGCAAGGAGTATCAACTTTATTTTGGGGTTCGTTTTATTCGAGAACTAGACAAGAAGTACTGGTTTGGTGAAGCCTCGGTTCCCTTCGGTGCGGGTCTAGAAAATGCTTGGTATAAATTACAGGCTGGTGACTTAGTTATTTTGAATGATGTTATTGCCGCAGCATTAGCAACTCAAATTACTTTTACCGACGGCGATTTTGATAACTACTTTGAGACACTTACCGACAAGAATGTCACAGACATGTGTGATGAATTAGTAAAAAACTTAGAGCGGCAGCCTATGACGAAGAAGCGAGTTCTTACGTACAAGAAGAACCTAGCAGCTTTAGCCAATCCGGACGAAGCCGCAGAAGAGAAAGCTCCAAAGAAACCTACCAAGAAATAAAACTAAACTGTCTGAGATATCTCGACATGACGAACATGCAAGAGATTGAACAGATGACGATTGTTGAGTACCACCTTCGCATGCAAGCCTTCAGTCTACGAAAGATTGACCAGGCGCTGATTATTCATCAACAGGCCTGGGCTAGTCATGTTGTTAATTCTGTTGAGGAAGATGGCACGTACACCTACCCCAATTTCAAATCATTCTTTGACTATAAAGAGCTTGAGAATAAGTTTCTCAATCAGACAAAGGCTAAGCCAGAATCTGAAATGGATCAGGACTTGGTTCGCATTGCGAAGAGGCTACGAAAATTTCACGAAAGGAGGTTAAAGAATGAGTGAAGATTATTCGGTTAAAGCCAAATTAAGCGCTGATGTGGGCCAGTTCATTGCGGGTTTCAGGTCAGCGCGCGAAGAGTACAAGAACTTTAATTCAGCTATGCAAAAAAGCGCTATGGGCTCTGATAAAGCAGTAGAGAAGTCCTCGTCGATTGTCTCTAAGGCCATGAAGGTTGGTGCTGTTGCCGTAGCCAGTATGGGTATTGCGGCGGTTAAAACTGGTATGGACTTCGACGCACAAATGAGTCGTGTTGGTGCTATTTCCGGTGCCACTAAGGGTCAGATGAAAGAGCTGAACGCCCAAGCTATTCAGTTGGGTGCTGATACAGCCTTTAGTGCCAAAGAAGCCGCCGAAGGCATGGAGAACTTGGGTTCTGCTGGTTTTAATGCTAACGAGATTATGAAGGCCATGCCAGGTGTTTTGAACCTTGCCGCCGTATCTGGCGGTGATGTTGGCTTAGCTGCTGAAAACGCGGCAACGGCTTTGCGTGGCTTTGGACTAGAAGCAAGTAGCGCCGGTCATGTTTCTGACGTATTCGCGGAAGCCGCGGCAAGGACCAACGCTGAAGCTGGCGATATGGGTGAAGCACTAAAGATGGTTGCACCTCAGGCTCATGCCGCTGGCTTAGGTCTTGAAGAAACTGCCGCGGCCGTTGGTATCATGTCAGACGCTGGTATTAAAGGCTCTATGGCCGGTTCCAACTTGGCTATGGCCTTAACTAAACTCCAAAACCCAAGCGACACGGCTCAGGCCGCTATGAAGAAACTGGGCTTTAATGCTTACGACTCGGCTGGCAAGATGAAGCCACTCGCGACTCAAGTTGAGGAGTTACGTGGCAAGTTGTCTGGTATGACTGATAAGCAAAAGCAGTTCTACCTAGCGCAGATTTACGGTGTACAAGGTGGGCGTGCAATGAACGTCCTGCTTTCTGCTCAAGCAGGCAAGTTGTCTAAGTTAACCAATGAATTGAAAAATTCAGATGGTGCAGCAGCTAAAATGGCTACTGAAATGCAGAACAACTTGAAGTCTTCTATTGAACAGTTTGGTGGTTCTCTTGAGTCCTTATCAATCGTGGTTGAACAAGCTTTAGCGGGTTCACTTCGAAAAGGTGTTGACGTTGCGACTGACGCGGTTGGCAAGCTGACTAACTTTATTTCAGCTAACCAAGGAACAATCAGTGGCTTTGCTGAAAAGGTCGGTAGAGGCTTTGAATCTATGGCCAAACAGGCACCATCTATTGACCAAGTCGCTAATGCGCTCAAGATGGTTGTTCCGCCGTTGATTGCATTAGAAGCTTTTAAGGGCCTTGGCGCGGCTGGTGGTAAGACCATCAAGACACTTCAGACCATGCAGGCTGACCTAGAACTTGTTAAAACAGGCCTAAGTATGACAGGCTCTATGGCGACTAAAGCTGGCTCTCTGATGAAATTGGCCTATGTTAAGCCACTGGGCGCAGTAAAGAATTTAACAGTCAGCACAAAGGGCTTTTTAACAAGTCTCAAGGGTGGGCCAAGCATTATGTCACGACTTGGTGGTGCGTTTACGACCACCGGTGGCAAGGCGAAGCAACTCGGTTCAACTTTGGTTAATGCCGCAACCCATCCACTGGGTTCATTAGGTAAATTAGCAGCAGGAATGGGCAAAATGCAGGCCTCCGCTGGAAATGCAGTAACTGCTGGACTTAAGCCAATGTTAACCACGTTGGGAGCAACACCAGCTCAAGCTGCGGCCTTAGCAGGTGCACTCGGTCCATTGGTTGTTGTAGCCGCCGCAGTTGCATTGGCGGCCGCAGCGGTTTATGCGGCATGGGCAAGTAACTTTGGCAATATTCGTGGTGTTGTCAGTTCAGTAGTCGGAAGCATTAAAGGAATTTTCGAGAGCATGAAGCCATCAATAAATGCGATTGGCGAAGCTCTGAAACCAATTGGCACCCTGATTGGTAACATCTTTAAAGTAGTTGGCGTGGGTATTATTGTAGCCCTAGCCGCCGCAGCTATTGGACTAGCAACGGCCATTCGATTAGTTGTTGATGCAGTAGCCGCAATCGCAAAAGTTGCACAAGCGGCCTTCTATGGCCTAGATGGATTATTCAAAAAGATGATCCCCGGCGGTGACGATGGCGCGAAGTCCATGAAAAAGGCTGGCGCTGCCATCGACGATGCTGGACAGTCTATCGGCGACATGAAGCAAGCCTTTGTTGACGCTGGTAGTTCCGCAGTTAAAGGCTTCCAGCAGTTTGGTAAGGGCGCTAAGCAAGCTCAAGAGTCATCTAAAGCAGCAAGTGTAGCTGTAAAGGATGTCAGTAATTCGGTTAAGGGTATGAAGGCCGAACTTGAGAATTCTAAGGCTGATTTCAGTCAATTAATCGACACTGACGGCGTTTCAGCTAAGACTAAGAAGTTCTTAACTGACACTAACAACACGCTCACGCAGTACCAGGACAATGCTCAAAAGGCGTCAGATAAGTATTCTAAAGCAATGACTGCTGCTGATAAAAAGACCGGTGATGAACGAGTTAAAGCTATTAACGAAGCTAATGCGAAATTAGCAGCTGCAACTCAAAGGAACGGGCAGAACCTAGTTAACATCAGTGCTGACCTTGACCGGCAATTAGCGGCTAAGAAGTTCACTGATGGTACTAAGATGACCGCTGATCAGGTCAAGGTCTTAACTGATCAAAACAATCAGATTAAAGCTAAGTTACTTGAACAGAATCAAATCTATACGCAAGCCCAATTATCACGACTACAAAATGGTCAAAAGCTGAACGCTGAAGACTGGCAAGCAACATTAACAACCCTACAGTCAAACTTTGCACAGCAAACTACAATGGTTCAACAGAATGCTGAACAAGAGAAACAGCTCAAGGCTAAGATCGCCGCTGAAAAAGATGTAACGTCTAAGGCTCAAATGCAACAGGAGCTTAGCGCGTTACAAACTAAAGATCAGCAATTACTGGCCGAACAGCAGAATTTCGGTACGCAAACCAACCAGGTTATTGCCAATGGTCGCAAGTTAGATTATCAAATTTGGTCAATGGGTCTAGAGCAGATGGGTAATGTTACAACTACCCAGCTGGGTTCTATGTATGCTTCATTTGTTCAGATGAACGGTAACACTGGCCAACAAATGCAAGCCTTTGCGCTAACATTACAAAAATCAGGTACTAAGGGTGTTACTAACTTAGTCCAAGCGTTATCAACTGGTAAAGCGACAGTTAGTCAAGTTGCTGCAGCTATTTCTAAAGACGGTACAGCAGGGCTTAATACCTTGCCGCCCGGTATGTTTAAAAAAGGTAGCGACGGTAAGAATAAGTTTATTCAAGCCTTGAAGTCCGGAGATTTCAAGGGCGCTGGTAAATATCTAGCAACCCAGTCAGCCTATGGAGCCAATGACAGGGATAAACACAAGAAGTCCGGTAAGAATAATGCAGATGCCTACATCAAAGAAATTAAGAACGGCAAAAGCAAGACCAAGGTAGCCGCGCAGGAAATGGCTAAATCCGGTGCAGATGGGCTCAAGTCTAAGAAATCAGACTACAAGAATGCTGGCGAGTCTAATGGTAAGGGCTATACATCAGGTGTTAAATCTCAGAATTCTGCTGCTAAAGCCGCAAGTAAGGCCATGAGTAAAGGCGGACTTGATGCTGTCAAGAAACTGAAATCAGATCATAAGTCCGCCGGTACTTCGAATGGTAAGAGCTATGTTTCTGGTGTTAAAAGTCAGAGTGGTTCTGCCCGTTCAGCTGGTAAGGCATTAGCTAGTGCAGCTAAATCAGGAGCCAAAGGTGTTTCATTCAAGTCCGTAGGTTCTCAGATGGCTGCTGGAGTTGCTGCTGGTATTCGTGGTAACACAGGCGCTGCTGTCTCTGCAATGGCTAGCTTAGTGTCCAAGGTTAATGCACAGGCGAAGAAAGTTGCTAAGATTCATTCACCATCAAGATTAATGCGCGATGAGGTTGGTAAATATCTGAGTCTTGGTGTTGCTGGGGGTATTAGCGACTATGCAGGTAGCGCCGTCACGGCCATGAACAATATGATTGATGATGTCATTAACAGCCAATCAAAGTTGCATTTCGTTGATAACATTGCTGAAACTATATCCAACGCAGTACCGTCCGCTATTCCAACAGCAAACATGAACATGGATATTAATCAATCAGGCAACTTAGTTATTGAAGTACCGGTCAGCATTGATAGTCACGAGTTCGTTAAAGTCACAGCACGGCCAATGCAGTCAGAGCTCAATCGGATTCAACGACTTGATCGCCGACCATTAGGGCTCGTCTAAGGAGGGATATATTTGAAAGGTTTATATGCGTTTACTGATACGACACCAGCAACCGGAGAGAATAAAATCTATCCCGCTGAGGCGTTCAAGATTGATGGAACCTATCTTGAGGATTTGGTTGCAGACTATCAGACGCTTCAAGTGACTGGCCGTGAGTTGTTGTCACAAGAAATAACGACCAAGAAAGTCGGTATCTCTGATGGTGAAAAGATACAGTACGTTCGAAGAACACCATCAACAATCACAGTTAAATATTTAATTAACGCAAGAAGCCCTGCTGATTTTCGGCAGGACTTTCATTTATTAAATGATGTATTGGGTGGGCAAGACCATCAGATCTCTTTCCATGATGATCCAACCCGCTACTTTATTGCAACGCTTCAAAGTATTTCCGATCCACCACCTGGTGCTAATTCGGTAATCGCAACGTTTAGCTTTCTCATTCCCGACGGTGTTTCTTATTCCACCAATATCTCCACGGCAGTAGTAGATGAAACAGGCAAGATTAATATCGACAACCGCGGCACGTATCCAACTTATCCGATCATCACAACAAAAATGAAGTCCGATAACGGTTTAGTTGCTATGGTTAATGATAATGGCGGTGTGCTTGAGTTTGGTAATCCTGATGAGATTGATGGTGTAACCAAGCAAAAGTCTGATAAGGCCTTCTATTGC